CCATGAATCCCTGATTGAACATCAGAGGGAAGTTGCATTCCTTTGAATAATGATTTATAAAGCAGTTTGCCTTAATCTCCCTTTCATCCTGCCAGTCATATAGGTAGTATCCGTTGAGCTTGTCAAGTTTCTGTTTGAAGTCCTCTTCATCAGAAGCTTCATCCTTTATAAGATTCTGAAGATCCTGCTGCAATGCCTTTTCCTTTGATTCCTCAATATCGCTTACAGCATTGGGATTGGTTACAACAACCTTATAGTCAAACGGTCTTTTATACTCCTCACCTCTCAGGATATTCAGCTTGCTGTTCATTATGGCATAATGCTGTATCTTGTCAGGTATGAAGTTAGCCTGAAGCTTCTCAGGGTTGAGAAGCTCAGCCATATCAGACATATGAAGATTTCCGTCTATAAGATCATAATTGATCTTCTTGTGTATTACAGAATTTCTTACAAGACTGAAATTGAAGAATGTTTTATTCTGTGCCCAAAGCACACACTTTTTCCTCCATTCCTTTGTTTTCATGGAAGAGGGTAGAGCCTGTGAAGGGAAGTTTATTAGTTCAGTCATGAATATAATCTTTATCAGTTACAAAATTAATCCCATGAAAGGCAAAAGACAACACAATAAATGTTTTACTAATCAAAGTCAACTTACTTTGTTAGGTATGCCCTTATATCTGGCTGCTTCAAGCTTTCTGTCATAGTTGCATGTGAAGAAGGGATCATTACCAAGATAGCCTGTTGTCTCTGTATCCTTCGGTTTAAGATTGCCCTGGCCCTGCACACTTATTATCTTGTCTTCCCTGAGAAGCATAAGCATACCCATTGCTGAAACACGGTCAAAGTTACCTGCACTGTTCCATAGTACAAGCTCCTTAAGGAGTGCCCTGTTCTTTATAAGATAAAGGTTTGGCACTGTTATCTGATCTTCCTTGCCATCATTTGTAACAGTAATCTGTACAGGTCTTATAAGCCATGATCTCAGTCTTTCCCTTCCATAGTTGTTCACTGCTTCAGTAGCATTGGTTCCTCTTGACTTGTTTCCATACAGTGTCTCCTTTATAACCTGTTTGTCCCTAAGGAATTCAAGGGTTTCAGTAAGCAGATAAAGGCAGTTGTTCTGTGCAAAGTATGCAAACAGACCTTTCTTGTTGTTCTCATAGTTCAGTCTTCCATTGTAGAATATGCACATCTTCCTGCATATTTCAAAGAATCCGTCAGCAAACATAGGCCTTCCCGTATATTCAGCCACAAGTCTGTCTGTCCATAAATCAAGACAGAAGATTGAACCCAAAGACATTGTATTTGAAGCATCATCATCATATGGATCACATCCCAGTATATATCTGTTTGGAAACACTTCACCATCCTTGTTTTTTTCAGGCATCTGGAATATCTCTATACATCCCTCTATCTTGTTGTCCTTATGGGGAAATTCCCTTATAGGGAACTTTGAAGTAGGAGAAAAGGCAACATTGCCATCCTTGTCAAGTATGAGATCACCTGTATAAGTATCATCATAGAACCTTGAATCAGTATCTATCTGGGATATTCTTTCATTCAAGTCTGTAACAGGGAACATATTGACCCCTGTCTTCATGATGGCTTCAGTGGGAGTGACAGGTATTTCAGCCATTGTCTTCAATACCGTATTGGGATCAGTGGAATTGTACTTTACTCTGAATCTGTTCTGCAGTATCTCTATAAGAGCCTTTGTAACATCAGACACACCATCCTCATTATAACATCCCTTTCTATTGAGATACCCGGGAAAGAAGAAAACGAATTCATTCTTACCCTGGCTGTTTTTATCAAATACATTGGGAAGTGCATACATGTTATAACCTCTTGGACTGTACATTATCTCCTGTGCACCTGCAAAGTCAGAATCATTGTCACCTGCAGTACCTTCAAGATACATAAGCCCGTATACAATATCACCTTCCTGCACTGAAGGAATAAGGACATTATACAAATCAAGAAGTCTCGGAAAACTTCCGAACTCCTCTATACCTATAAATGAAGCTCTCTTACCTCTTATCTTTGATTCATCATCTTTTGAAGACACACCTATTACAGTGTTGAGTGATCCTCTGTCTATATTGAGTTCAGCATCCCTGTAACCCATAGTCCATGTCATCTCCTGAATGGAATCCTTGAGTCTTCTTCTTGGAAACTGCGTATTCTCCGAACAGAAGTTTATTATGGATACAAACTTGTTGAGTATGCCGTCCTTTGTAAGATACTCCTTCTGGTATGCAGTGACAATTGATGTTATCTGTTTGCATGCAAGGGAGTTCTCTCCCAATACAAAGTTTCTTCCCATTATGGATGCAAGGGAATATGACTTTGACTTGCTTCTTGAAGAAAGCTCTGCACCGTTGTTACCTCCTTCAAAGTTATTGTATTTTCCTCCGTTTCTTGCCTGTTCAAGATAATGGAATCTAAGATAAATACCTTCCCACATTTCAGGAAAGTCAACCACTCTATCAGCTTTCTTTGTACCTTTTCTTATCTTTGTGAGCACTATTCTGCAATAGTTCAGATAAAAATAAAGTGCTCCCGGAACCCATTCACCGTCTGTAGGTCTCACATAACCTTCCCAGCATCTTCTTCTTTCCTCCCTTATCCATTTTCCGTATTCTGAATTTGGGTTTGCATTAGGTCTGAGGAATGTATAAACCCCATATTTCATAAAATGAAGTGCTGAAGGTCTGAAGTAATCCATATTCTCAAGTATGTGAGGATTGGCTATATCCACTATTATCCTTCCAAGGGAATCCCTCTCAAGATCCTTAGCCCTCTTTCTTTCAGGTGAAACAAGTCTCTTGATATACTCCACATTGCTGAGAAAGTCAATAAGCTGGTCTTTTACCTCTTCATTGAGAGAGTCAAGCAGACTGTCTGTTACAGGTGTCTGGTATTTATTGAATTTCAGTTCCATACCTTAAAATATGTTCCTTCAACCAACTGGTCATAGCATTCACTGTTCATGGAAGAAAACAGACTATGTACTATATCCTTCTCCATTGACTTTATAATGAAGTTCTTGTTTTCCTCAGATATGCATCTCTCTGTAACCTGTACGGTAATGAATGGAAGCCTTGCCTTGTGCTGCACATACATTATTATATACTTGAATACCTTATATGCCTTGAACTTGGGATCTTCCCTAATATCCAGCACAGGTATGAGCGTAGCATCAATGTCAGCATAACCCCTTGATGCCCTTTCCTCTTTTACGGATTTCATGAATTCAGCAAGTATCTCCTTTAAAGTCATAGTATATTATATTGTAAGATCATCCTCAAATATGGTTTTTTCTCCCTGACCTCTCATTTTTCCTGTATCCTTCATCTCCTTATTAATGGATTCCTCAGCTTCATTGAGGTCTTTTACAAGCTGCGGGACCTGCTTTATTGTAGATGTAATGGTATTGAGGGTATATACAGGTTTGCCGTTTGAGTCAGCCTGCTCAAGGTCTATATTCCTCAGAAGGGTTCTCAGCTTGTCTACAGCTATTCTGGTATCCTCCAGAAGCAGTGCTGAGGTTGACTTGAATTTCCTGTAATACTCTATGGCCTCATTCATCTTTTTGTCAGGCTTCCATTTTGAAGGCATTCCCTCGCCTTCTATTATAGCTTTCCTTCTTTCATCCTCATCAGTTATATACTGATAGTCACTTCTGGGATCACAGAAGAAATAGAGATACCCCAGTTCATTGAGTGCAGTTTCCTTTGAAGGAGATACATCCCTTTCCCATATTATCCTGAAAGGTTTGATAAGCATTGCCTCAGGGTCTATGGTTATTCTGTAACCCTCATATTTGAACAGTTTCATCTATATATATTCCTTTAAAGTGATACAATAAAAAGAAAGCCTGTTTCCAGGCTTCCTTTATTCTTCAAATTTCACAACCACAAAGTCAATATCAGCAAGTTCAAGCATTAGACATTGGCCTGAAGCCATTTCCACTATATTGAAATTGTAGCTTATTACAGGGTTGTCAGTTACTATGCCATCCTTTAAAGTACCTGCCTGATGCTGCTTTACAGCATATCTTGCAGGATTTATGCAGACAACATCACCTACTTTAACTTCTTCAGGCCTTACTGCTGTGCCAACTGCAACTACAGTCTGGTATTCCTTGAGGGTACCTCTCTTCTTTTTGACATCAATGAGAGTAGTACCCGGTATCTCTTCATTTGATTCATATTTGTCAGCTGTCGTTATTACCTTTGTGAACAGCGGTCTTATTTCCGCTATCTTTTTTAAATTCTCCTCCATATTCGTGACTGGGAAAC